TAGTAGCTACTGTTTCCATTCCAAAAATAACAGAAGATTTTGAATAAAATTTTCTATTCCCTTGTAATTGAGCATTTATAGAATCAGGTATAATATATCCGTTTAATGTTATATTAAATGTGGTTCTAGTTACTCTGTCGTTTCCTTGTGCTACATCTGTTTCGGTTGCATAACTGTCAATACTTGATCTAAATTTAAATTTATTTGGGTCTCCCCAGTAACTATCAGAAGCATAGTTAATTGCTTCGATTATTTTATTATTTTGTTCAATGTAGTCTGTAAATATAATACAAGAGTATGTTAGTGTAACATAGTCAGGTATAACTACTCCTTGATATTCTCTTTGTTCTTTTCTATTTGTAAGTACACTTAACCTATCATAAAAATTTTTTCTAGAATATTTTTTTTCAAATATTACTAGGTTTTGTGGAGCACCTGCATCTATTTTATTACCTAGTGAACGATTTTTTTCTAAACTCTCTCTCTTATACATTATTATAGGAGCTTGTATTTTACCGTTTTTATCTCTGTAATACCCGTCTTTCTGTACTGCTTTCCATCTTTCTTGGTTACCGTATATAATAGGAACGTTTTTACGTTTGCCATTCTGTATAACGTTAGGTCTTATTACATTATTAAAATAATAGTGTATGGATTCATCAATATCTTTGATACCTACTGAGAAATCTTGGTGAGAATCACCCTTAACTGTTTTTTGATTTATCCTTATTGTTTTATCTTCATTAGCTACTCTAGGACTAATTAAAGGATCAACGGTTTCTTCAAAACGTTGTGCTGGTGTCTTGCTAAGCTGTTTACTTCTATCCGCCATTCTTAAATATTTTCAGTTAATCCTACTCTATCGGCTCTAGTTAAGTGACAGTCTACAATTATTGAAACTGATTCACCGTGACTACTACCATAATCTCCTATATTATAAGCTTCATCTCTTCCTGCAAATAGTTGGTTTTCTCTTACTGTATCGACTTCATAATAATCTTCATGCCAAAATATAATATCTCCAACTTCTGGTACTACTGAGGTAATTTCTAAATCTTTACGTAAAAATGCATAAGAATTTTCTCTACTTACATCAGGTCCTAAATCATCTACGTTAACTACCTGGTCTCCTCTAGTTATAAGACAGTTGAGTTTTACTGGGGATAGCCAAGATTTTTCTAAAGCTTCTCCGTATATATTAGTACTAACATCTTCTAAAGACATTTTATAATATAGTACTTCTTGTTCTACTATATCACTTAAAAGTTCTCTATTGATCTTAGTCAATAAATTAAAATCTCTTGTAGTTCCAAATAACATTACTTCTCTTCTATTGTTTCGGTTCCTATTTCTACTTGATTAATAAAACTATATTTATCAGTAGCATTCTTTTTAAATCCACTAAAAGCTTCTTCTGGTGATTTTTGTGATATTACTTTTACTTTAAATGTAGAAGATTTAGCTTCAGCATTAGCGCCTGCATTTGTAACAGTTAAAACTCCTGGTAAAGCTCTTAGAACATCTCCTAATTTGTTTGCTTCAACTTCTCCATAGATAACTTTTACCATGGCTTCGTATGTTTTAAACTCAACCTCTGTTAATATTTGACTTAATTTTATCATTATCCTACGTAGATTTTCATAGGAACTGATTTTAATGTGTTTTGTACATCTTCAGCTTCCTTTGCTTGTGCTTCTAATTGAACTCCTCTACTTGTTTGTTCTAACATTTCTGCTAATTCATTAAGTAGTAATTCTTTTTCTGATCTTGCATCTGAAAGTAGATCGCTTTGATTTAAAGTTGTTTCTGCTCCCGGTATTGGTACTGTTGTATATTTACCTCTTATATAAGCTAATAGTTCTTTTGCTAAAGCAAGTGAGTATCTAAATATCCACTGTCTACCAACTGAGTTAATATGATCATAAGTTATATTGTCATAAGGTACTTCCCCTACATTAGTAATTAAATCTTTACCAGAAGTATAAATTAAGTTATTCTTATCTGAGTTTTTGTAATATTCAAAGAATAAACTTCCTGATGTGGTAGGGACTGGGAATATATTTAATTGATTATTTACTATTTCAAAAGAATAGTGAGACTTTCTAACTTGGTCATTAAATTCTATTCCTTGTAATAAAGAGATATCAAAAGAAACTGGCATCATCATAAAGTTAATACCTGGGCTCATTCCTCCAAAACCAAATTGATCCATTAATGACTGTATACCTGTTCCTGTACCAGCATAAGGATCAAAGTATCTAGTAATAGCAGGTGGTGCGTTATAAAATACTTTTCTTACTTCTATACTACCTGTAATACTATTATCTAAAGCCCATTGATCTAAATCATATGATTGAATACTTCCTGTAAGGTATATTTCTCCTCTATGTTTAGTTATTTGTCCTCCTACTTCTGCTTCAGTACCATAGTGTTTTGCTATACCTATTATTCTCTGCAAAGGTCCATCTACTAATTCATTATTTAATCCACTACCTGTTGAAGCTCCTTCTAGATTAAGGTAATTTTCTCTAATTTTATATTGAAATACTTCTGATCCATATGTATTTACAGATTCTTCAAAACAAGCATATATTGATCCTGATGTTAGTTCTACATCCATAAGAGGATATCCTAATCTAGTAGTTACAAATGTTGCTACTTTATCAGCATCAGTTTGAAAGCTAGTATCTGTATCATAAAAACCAAAAGGTGTAGATCCTGCTGCAAAGGTTGAAGAACCATTCCAAATTGCTATATCTGCCATGTTAGTACGTTTATTTATAAATAGTCAAAAAAAAAGAGGGCACAAGGCCCTCTCTTAATTTAATTCTATGTTAATATTATCTTAGATTTGAGATAAATCTGAGATGAATACTTTTCCGTAGAATTCTGGTCTAATGATCTTCTTAGCATAACGAGTCATAAGTCCTTTTCTTGGTGTAAAGGTCTCTGGATCGTATACTAGAGGAGTCATTAATAAAGGTACGTAAGGAGCATAAACAGCGCCACATTCAAGGAATTGACTTCCTCTATATCCCATTAACAAAATTTGTTCTGTCATATAAGGATTTTTGTAAACTTGGAATCTGTTATTCAATGCACCAACTTTCTGTACACCCATTGCAAACTGATCGCTATCGCCATTTGTGTTAGCAGCATATCCTGGAATTGATTCTAAGATTGTTGCAACATTTGGAGAACATACGATGAAGTTAGCACCACCTCTAAGAGTCTTCTGGTGAATCTTATTAGATACTTTTTGGATTTTAGTTCCTAAAGTTTGGAACCATTGTCCTTGAGTATTATAAAAGTCAGAAGTAGAAGTAGTAAATGCACTACCGTTCCATACTTTGTTGTTTTCTGCAGACCACTTTTCAGTAGTTTTTGCATTCAAGATTAACATATCAAGGATTTCTAAATCGATTTCCATTGAGATGTACTCACTTAACAATGAAGTTAATTCTGCTTCAGCGTCAATTGAGTGATAAGCATTAAGATCCTGAGCGAACTCTGGTGTCCATTGTGCTTTTAACTTTCTTGTTTTCGCAACTACAGCCTCGCTTTTTAACTGAACGTCGATTTCAGGTATTACGATTGAACTGTCAACAGCAGCAGATCCAGAAGCTTCAAAGTCGCCTCTTGCATCGTCAGATGTTTGTTGTGAATATTTTACAGATCCAGCAAATGCTCCTGTAACAGGTATTGCATGTGATCCAGTAATTACGAAAGTTACATTATTTCCACTTACTGTAGTTAATTCTGGGTGAGAAGTAACATCAGTTGATGCAGATAATAATTTGAATGATCTAACAGCTTCAGCGTCGAAGTCTACTGCTCCCATATTCACAACGTAAGTGTTGAATTGAGAAGGTATTAATTCGTCATTGTAGCCAATAGATGAAGATGTAGGATTAGATCCAGTATCTTGTGAAGCAACAGTTAAACTGTGCTCGTTGATAGAGTATCCGAATTTTCCAGCGCCGTAAAGACCTCCAGAAGCTTCAGTATCAATAGTCATTTTAGTAGCTCCATCAGTTACGTTTCCGTAAAGATTGTCTCCGTCTGTTCTAAGTCCTTTAGAAGTTCCATACTTAAAATCTAGATAAAATACTAGACCTGAAGGAAGGTTCATAGGTTGAACAGAAACGAAATCTTTTGCTACGATCTGAGAGAATACTTTTCTTACTAACGGTAAAGCTACTCCTGCCCACTGTTCTCCAGCACCGGCTGTAAAGCCAACGCCTCTTCCAGAAGCTCCAGAACTGTTTGCTTCAGCAACGATTTGCTTAGCTTGGTTCTCAAGGATCATAGCCATGTTAGTAGAATCTTTTTCTCCTAGACCTTCTAAAAGGCCAGATTTACTCCATTTGTCAGCCAAACGTCCTGCATCAGCTTGTAAGCTTTTGAAGTTGTTTGAACTTTCTAATAGGTTGTTAATTTCCATGGTTAAAAAATAAAAAGGTTAAAATTATATATTAAATTATTCCAGCTAATTTTTGCATTCTACGAACTGCATCATTTGCTTCTGCGATAACTTCTGGTTTTTTAGCTGTAGTTCCAGTAGCTTTTGAAGCTAATCCTTTATTCTCTTTTATTGAGTTTTTAGGTTTAGCTATGTTGCCAGCAACAGTTTCGTAAACAAGCTTAACTTCTTTTACTGTTTCTGCTTTGTCAAACGCTGCGATAACGTTTACTTTTTGAGATTCAGTTAAGTTGTTAGCTTTAAATAGTTTGTTAACGTAAAGTAATTTAGAATTAAGAGTATTAACTTCTTTTAATTGATTCTTTAAATCATTAATAGTCTTTAATGCTTCGTTAAGTTCTTCTTCGTTAACATCCGATACTTCTTCGTTAGCTTCTTTGTCTTCCTTATCGTGAGCTTCATCTTTTGAATGTTTTTCCTTTCCAGGTGCTTCTGATAATTCTGCTTCAGCTACTTCTTTAGTACCTTCTAGTTCTCTTAGTAGTTCTTCAAGATCTATTTCTTCTTCATCAGCCGGTTCGTCTATAGCTCCATCCATTGGTGCATCTATATCGCCTCCGTCTAACTCAGCGCCCATATCTTCTTCGTCACCACCTACTTCTTGAGAGATTAGGTCTCTGATTACATCCTTAAGATCAGATAAATTCATATCTTTTACTTCGATGTCTTCTTCAGCCTCTTCTTCCCCGTCAGCATCATGATCTTCTGCTTCAGCGTCGTCCTCTGATTCTTCAGAGTCATCCTCAGCTTCTTCCATTGCGTTGTGCTCTTCGTCCTCATGAGCTTCTTCCATTGCATTATGCTCTTTGTCATCATCAGATGCTTCGCTTACTTCCTCAGTTGATTCTTCAACTTTGTCTTCACTTACTTCTTCTTCGTTTACTACTTCTTCGTCAGTCTTGGAATCATCCATTTCTTGAAGTTTAGCAGCCAACATGTCTTTTAAGTGTGGAGTTAACGACTCTTCTAATGCTTCTTTAGCATTTGCAATAGCAGCTTCACGAACAGACTTAGCTTCAGCAATAGCTTGCTTAAAAAGTTCTTTGTTTGCCATTTTAAAAAAATTTGGTAAATTGTACGATTATTATAAATCGTAATAGAAATTATTATTTATTCGATATCGTATAGGTAACGATATATTCGTATATAAATATATAGAAATTATAAAAACAATAAAAAATTATCCTAATCCTATATCAGATAGTATATTCTGAAAGATGGTGTGTACTTCTTTACCTTTTATAAAAGATTTTAAAGTATTAAATATGCCTGCTCCCCATTTAGAGTTCCTTAATTGACTAATAGCTTCTCCTCCGTATGTACCGGCCATTCCAAAAATTAATATAGCATAAAGACCTTTAGTAACTGGTTCTATATATTTTTTAGACTTTCCTATCATTATTACCGATAGTACTCTTTTAATAGGAGACATAAAGGCTTGTTCATTTTTATGAGCCCAATCATATATAGCTGTAGCTTTATTCTCTACGTTTTCCCATCCTTGCTTCTTAGCTATCTTTTTAGCTAAAGAAGATACCATATGTGCAACTGTGTTGCTAAGAAGTATATAACTTACTACTCCTACTACTCCTAATGCTTCTTGCACAGGTTTTTTATCTTCAAGTTCTTTTTCTATAGCTGATGCTAAAGCTGAAAAGTTTTCTCCTTCTTCTAATTCATTGTTATAGTAATCGTCTTCTTCTCTTCTATAATCTTCATAGTCTGTTTGATCACTTCCTTTTGCTGCATCTAGTAAGTTTCCTAGTTTAGTATCATTTTCCATTTCTGGGTTATGTAAAGTAACAGCATTTGGATGAGTATCTCCTCTTCCTATATGAAGTTCATAGTCTTTTTCTGAGTAGTTAGCTTTTAAGTAATCAATTACGTATTGAATTTCATCTAAATCAAATCCAAATGTAAATAAGCTATCATCATCAAAACTTTCTAAAATAATACTTGATAATTTCATTATGCTCTTAAAATATCGTTAATAATACCGTGTACAATTGTTAATTGAGTTACTTTCTTTTTACCCTCATTTAATGAAATAGGATTCATAAAAGCTCCATGTGTAGACGGATTAGAAACGAAATCCCAACATACTAATTCAAAATCAGGTTGTACTTCTAAAGTACCTTCATTAGTTTGCTGTACTGAGCCTGTACCTCTAGATGAGATACCGATTGTGTGTCCTGCTCTAATAATTTCTTTTACTATATTTCCGGAAGGAGTATTAAGTAGTTCTACTTTCCCCATTAAATCATCTCCATTCCAATATAAATCTTTAACTATATGAGAAGCATTTTTTAAAGACACTACTGGTGATTCAGGATGGTCTAGTTCTCCATATGCATTACCATTCTTTACGAACTCATCCATATATTTTTTAGCTTCTCTAACTAGTATCTCTTTTTCATATACTCTTCCATTCTGGTTTTTAGCACCAGCTCTTTGCATTACTCCTTCTACCTCAAAAATACCAGGTCTAGTTTTAGATTCTGTTATTATAGGATTAAATGGAGTTACATTTACTAATAATGATGCCATAGTATTCTATTTTTTTTCGTTCATTGGTTTAGAGAAAACCGTTTGCTTATCTTCTTCAGAAACTCTTTGTTGCTTGATCATATCTTCTTCTTCAGGAGATAGTCTTCTTGTTTTAGGTAGCTCCACTTTATCATAGGATAGTCTTTGATTAGTTAGATCTTTTAGAAATGCACTCTGTAATGCAGGAGCTAAAAATGAACCAGCTTTTTCGTATGCGTTAGCTATTTTTTCTTTATGTTTTAAGAAATCACTTTCCATTGCTTCTAATACTCCCATTAGTTCTTTTGCTGCTACTTTTGTTTCTGGGTCAAATTTGCCATCTACATATCCTTGTAGTCTACCTGTATATGCTTCAGTTAGTATATCTTTTATAAGAGTTTTAACTGCTTTTTTTATTGTAGATTCATTTACATTTTTACCCATTGATTTTTTGATAGCTTTATCTTTAGCATGCATATAATCATCTCCGTCGACATCTCCGTCTCCGTCATGATCTTTACCTTTCTTTTCTTCGATTTCAATTTCATCAACAGTTTCATTTCTTTCCATATCGGAAAGTCCTTCTTTTATATCCATTAGAGTTCTATTAAGAGTAAATTTATAGTCTTTAATAGCATCTAAAGCTTCTTTCTTATCACCTGCTTCTATAGCATCTATAATAACTCCTAAATATCTATTTTCACTATGGTAATTTACATCTTCAAAAGAGTAGTATAGTTGTTTTAGTTGTTCTAGTGGAGTATTTATTCTAACTCTTAGTCCTGCTTGAAGCATTCCATGGTAATCAAAGTCTGAAGACCACATATCTCCTATTTTGTAAGGTTTAGGATTAAAAGCATTTTGTTTACCGTAATTTTTAGCCTGATCCATAAATTCATCTGACATTTTTTCTTCTATGTCATCTTCTTTAAACATTACAACTTTTTTACCGGTTATTGGATCATCTTCATTTGGTAAAGCTTCTATATCTTTTACAGACATTGCTCCTATTCCTGGTTCTTTATCTAAACCTCCTTTAGGTTCTTTTACTAGTATGTTATTAGCATCAGCAAATTCTTCAAATTCATCTGCAATATCTACTCCTCCTAATACATCATTCCTATGAGTTCTTATAAAGTCCATTATATCTGATTGATCTACTGATGGATATTTAGCTTTAATAGTTTCTATACCTCTTTTAAGAATAGCTTTTAACCTTACGTTAGAAGGTTTTGACATATCGTTTAATGCATTAAGAATGTTCATTTTATTATTACTATAAAACTTATAATCCATTCCCATATTAGTAGCATCGTTTGCATTGATACTTCCTAACATATCTTCAAAGGTAATTTGAGCACCAGATTGTCTTGCTTTTATAAAATCGTTAAATATTCTTTCTGCGTAAGCGTAAATTTTATTTTTTACAGCTCCTTCGTCTAATACCTCTTCTTTTAATTCAGCTTTCTTTAAACCATTAAAACTATCTACATCTTTAGCTCCTCTTTTAGTTTCTACTGGTTTATCATGCTTATCTACTTTACTAGACTCTCCTGCTATATGGTTAATATAGTATAATACGTCTTTTTTAAGATTTTTAATTGCTAATTTTTCAGCTTTTTCTCTTTCATCTTTTGATGCATCTGTATAAAGAATACCTTTCTTGGTAAGTTCAAAGTCTTGTCCTCTTTGTAATGCTTCTGGTGAGAATTTATGAGAATTATCTTCTTCTTTTTCTTCAAAAAGCATTCCTCGGTTTTTTAAAATCTGAACTGTATCCTTGTATCCATTATGTGGAGATACATACATAGGATAAAGTTGACGCATTTGTCTAGTAAATTCAGATTCTGCTAATAAGCCATTTTTTACGGCTCTAAGCTTTTCTGTTGCTGTTATTTGTCTACTCATTGTTTAAATAATCTATAAGTTTCGTACTGTACGGTCTTTTTTTCTTTTTTACTTTACTATACCCTATTGATTTAGCTTGTTTAGTAGCTCTATTATCTCTACTATTCTTACTAAATGCATGAGGTGTTAAGTAACTCCCACCAGCACTGCTAGTAGTATTTGCTTCTTCTAACTCATGTAATACTTCTCTTATTATTTCTTTAAGTTGACTTAACCTCATAGGTTTTTTAACTCTTTAATAAGATCGTAATACTGCATTATATTAATTAGGTGTGAATCAGAAACTTTTGTTTTTTTAGATATAGGAGCTATACTTTTTGCTACCTCTTCTAATTTAATCTTAATCACATCGTCCTTAATATTAGGTATCATTTCTGTAACTGCCTTAGATATTTTATCTAATTCTTCATTAACAACATTGCGTAAACGTGTTGTTGAGTTTACTGATGTAATAAACTCTTTTAGTATGTTTTTATGCTCAGGTGAAAAGTCTTTATACCTGTCATTAAATTTTTCTAATAAGATTTTAAATGTTAATAACTTTAAATCTTTATCATATTTAGCAAACTCTTGAATAACAGAATCTTCTACATCTTCTTTATTAACTTCTGAAGCTGTTAAGTGTTCTAATATCGTTGTTCTGTTATTAACTAAGTAATCAGGATCTACTAATTCATTGTTATTCTGTGCTTCTAGTAAACAGTATAGTGCTGCTAAAGGTTTGTAGTCGGTTATCTGAATATTAAAAAACTCTTCTATATTGTAACTTTTTTTAATTTCTGATATAAGTTCGTACTTTTGTTTTTTTAAAGTAGTTTGATTTAGTTTTCTAGATATCTCTGTTATAGTAGATACTATATTAGCTGCTTTCTGTGTTGATACGTTTTTATTTTTTAAAATAAATTCATATAACTTAAACTCTTTTGCTAAAGTAGTTTTTCCTGCGTAGAATCTTTTAATAATATCTACTGCAGAGGAATCTTTTTTGGATAGGGTATCGGCTGCTATTTGCTTAACAAGCAGCTCAAAGATTAATCCAGTATTCCTAAACTTTGAATGTTTTATTTTCATTATACACGTTTACTATTATAAATATGGCCTATTCACCTAAATCTTTAATATTGTCTTCTTTTAGTAGATTTGACTCCTTTTTAGCAAAATCCATTGATTTAAGTGTGTCTTCATTTTGAGCGTAAACTTTTTGTGTAGTAAGGTTTTCGTTTACGTATTCATTATCACTTGGAAAACCACCATGCATACCATGTTGACCTAAAGGATCTCTTCCTCCTATTGGGTTAGCATTAGTACCGTATACTGAAAATCTTTCAGTTGGTCTACCTCCTTCTGGTCCTGGTTGACCGTGTTTAGGAGTATCTTCATATCCTGGGGGAACCTTTCCTGGTTGTCCACCTTTTTCTGTAGCTGTTGATCTTCTTCCGTACATAGAAGCTAAATCATGCGGC